CACGAGCCTTATAGCGGCTATTACCCGTATCAAAATCTGCATCCATAGATGTAGACATTGGAGTACGAACAAAGTGCTTCAGACCATTTGGCACGTCTGTCATCAAGAACCAAGCATTAGTGTCTGTAAGGTAGTGATTAACAGCATACCCTTCAGGTATAGAGCCATTATTGCGGAGCGCGTTAATATCGTTATCCGCAGTACCTACACGGCCATCAGTATCTAATAGCCTAGTTGCAACAAACTGCAACGCTGGTGGGATGATGAGCTTACGTGGTTGAGCAGCAATCAACAATCCGCGTTCGTCTGTCCACTGGCTGATACCAATAACGGCAGCTTCAAGAGAAGTCTCGTTAAGGTCAGCCGCAACAGTTGGGCGGTTTGAGTTGGTGCCACCAGAAACAAGTGGGTGCGCTGTTGATATTAGCGGCTGTCCGTCACCGTAAGTGGTGCCAGCAGCAAAGCCAGTATTCAAAATTGACGCAGCTTTAACTTGTTTAGTGTACGCCATAGCGCGTGCAAGTGCTTTGGTATAACGTGCAGACAGTGAGTCATACAAGTTATCTTCTATAGCCTCTTCAGTGATGCTAAAGCCCATCGCTACGGTTTCATGCACATAGCGTGCACTCCACGCTTCTTGCGCATTGTCATACTCAATTGCAGAACCTTCTGCCTTAGTTGGGGCAGAGCCAAAACCAGACAGTTTGGTTTCTTCTTCAAATGAGCGGTCTGAAGATTCAGTCTCAAAAATTTGAGTGTGCTCTTCGCCATATTTTGCATACTCTAAACCAAACAACGCGTTCAGTCCGGGTAGCAGCTCTTTAAGTAATTGACTTCTTGAAATAGCCATCTAGTTATTCTCCTACGATGCCGGTACCCATTTGATGGTACGGTAGGTTAAATTTAACCAAGACATCAGTCTTAGCGTCACCAATGGCAGAACCAGTTTTAGTCACAAAACCAATTACTTTAAACGCTTTAGTTGCAGTAGCAGTAGTAGCGTCCAACGCAACGTTGGATTTACCAGTGGAGGTGTTTACAGAAGTAGTTGCATTCTGAGCACCAGTCAAAGGAGCATTGTGACCAAGAGCAGTCTGAGCGATAGCGCCGTCAGCTTGTACTTGGAAAGTTACACCCGGATCAGTTACCACGTAAGCAGTAGCATTAGCAGTGCCTGATGGGTAGTACTGAGCAAAGATCAACTGACCTTCAGCATTAATGTATTCACAACCAACGAACACACCCAGAGCACCAATACTGCTGCCGCCAAGGTTGTTAGTAGTTGCGTCTGCACCAGTGCCAGAAGCTAGTTGGACGTATCCTGCATTTAGTTCAACAATAGAACCATAGCCAATATTTTGAGCTACGCCAGCAGGAGTAATAAGAAAAGCGTCACGGGCACCGGCATATGGTGTTCCGTCAGCTTTACGTACGGGAACAAACCCGTATGGAGAGGCTGTACTTGCCATTTATTTCACCTATTAGATTAATTTAAGTTCCGTTACCAAAGGTAACTTTTGACCTACGGTCGTTAAACAACGGCATCCGTGGGTCGTTCTCTCGCATTAGGCTGTTATCTACTGATTGCATCTGCGCTTTACTTTGGTCGTTATAATAAGTATTGCGTTCGTCAACCATTTCAACGGGGGCTTTACATAGCATTAGTCCACCAATTATCAAGTTATCCTTGAACTTTTCGTTCTCTATAGACACAAGAGTAATCTCTGGGTGGTCTGACGCTTTTACTGGCTCCCAACCTTCGCGTAATTTTGATGATACGTTAGTGGCGTCAACGGTGCCTTGCGTGCTCACCCGAATCCAGCGAAATGCATAGCCCGGCTCAGGATTAGGAGAAGGTAATACTTCTGGTCTAGTCCAAGCCGCTTTGCGGGCCGTTTTTTCACGGGTAGTGTCTTCACGCTTAATTTTGTTTTCAGCCATCATACTTTCCTCATCTCTTCTGCAACCTTTTTGGCGTATAAGTCTAAGGGCACACCAAGTTTTTTAGCTATAGCCACCTGTGTTTGCGTTAATCGCACCTTTTTAGGCGCTGTGCTCCGCGTAGCGGGGGCAACCACATTAGACTGTCGCTTACTTGATTTTTCCTCTAACTCTTCAGTTTCCTCAAATTCTTCAGGAAAGGTATTTCGCATACGAGCATTAATAGTCTCGTAGTATTCATCGCTACCGGTGTCCACACCTTGTTTAACCAACTTACTGTGTACACCCATAGCATAAGCTGTCATCTCGTCATCGGAGCCGAACCAAGAATTTTCATTTGCCCATGCGGACGCTTTGGTATCTGACTGAATTGGAGCTTCTTGCGGTATTTGTACAGGAATTTCTGCTTGTTGTAAAGACTCTGGCTCAAAATCTCCTAGTTTATCTGCCTTTATCTTAGCGTTTGTTAGTTTTTCTTGTGCATCTAACAGTTTATCTGCATCCCCGGCCTCATACGCTCGTTTGTATGCCCGCTTTGCAGATAATACTTCTATAGCGGAATTCTTTTTAGCCTGCTCTAGTAAAGCTGCTTGATTCTTTTCTACGCTACCCTTTAACTTGTTGTTCTCGTCAACAAGGGACTTAGCAAACGCTTCCATTTCCTGTCTTTCACGATGCGCTGATTCTTTAGCCCGTCGTTCATCATGGTAGCCCTTACTAAAGTGTTGTATACGCTTACGGACTTTATCTGAGTAATCTTCTAACTCCTCATCAGTAAGGTCTGTGGGAGGTGCAGAAGCCTTGCGCCCCCTATCTGCTTTCGGCGTATCGTCTACAATCTCAAGCTCTACCTCTACTTCTTTTTCTTCTTCGGCAGGCTTTTCTTCTGGAGCGGGTTTACCAGATATGTCAATTTCTATAGCACTAGAGTCTTCTATCTCTATACCTTTGTCTTCCTGTTCGTCAGGAAAGGTGTATTCTACTTTTTCAAATCCCATTATCTACTCCTCACACTCGTGTAACGCCACGAGGATCGTTTACCACTGCTTCAATTGAATCATCATTCATCAGACGATATTCAACGCCACCTACTCTAAACCGCGTACCAGTATTGGCACGGAACATTACATAGTCCCCCGTCTTACACCAAGGGCCAGTAGGAAAACGCTCTTTGTCAGAATATGCTTCCGCACCCATATCGAGTACAACTCCAATAGTGGACATGATGTATTCGTTGTGCATGTCATTACTGGATTTGAGAATGCCGGTTTCGCCGTACGTATTTTCTACTTCTGGCATGGCTACTAAGACTCGGTACCCCACAGGAGTGGGTATTTGTAGGTCAAGCTCTTCGTCGTTTTCTGCTTCTTTATGTACTATCGTTAGATCAGTCATCGTCATCGTCCATATAGTTACGCGAGAGGTCATTTACATGGTTCAGGCAGGAAGTGAGACCTCGTAGCATTCCTGTTATTTCTTTATACTGAGCGAAGTCTTTAGCTCCCCCATTACTTAGAAATTCTGTTGCAGAGGACATATCATCCTCGATTTTGTTCTTGAGCACGTCAAAGACGGTTTTAGCCATTATTTATTCCTTGCGCTTTTTATTGACCTCACTAGTTGTCTTCATTAAGTCTAGGTCGAGTTTAGTATTAGCTGTCCTTCTATCCGCAGCTAGTTTAGCCCCCGCCTTCTGAGCATCTATTTCCAACTCTTGCCTTTCGATTTCGAGTTGTTGCTGATCTATTGCCGCGTCAGCTTGATCCTTTTGCGTTTTGCGCTGTAGCTCTGCTTGTTTAAGCTGCATGTCGGACTGGTCTTTCTGCGCTTTGCGCTGCACTTCCTGCTGCTTAACCTGTAGCTCTGCTTGCTGTATCTGGAGTACGGGGTCTTGCTGCTGTTGTTGCGCTGCTTTCTGTGCTGCTTCCTGCTGATGTTGTTGCGTAAGCTGTTTACCGCCCTCCGATATGAGCTTAGATAGATGAACTTCAATCTCTTCAGGTAGCTCTTCATTCGGTGGTGGTAGGGTAACGCCCAGCTTGTCTTCCATCTGCTTACGGTACCTGAACCCTATATGCTCGGCTAAGTGAGCTTGTAGCGCAGCCATAATCTGCTGTGCCTGTGGGTTCTGACCGATAGTTTGAGCAACCATAGGGTCTTGCATAAACGACTGGTGCGCCGCTATATGCGCTTCGTGGTCTTGGTTTAAGAACGCTTTTATAGGGGTACCTGTTAGCACGTTCATGTTTTCGCTTACGGGGTCAGTAGGTCTAATATCATCTTCCGTAGGGACTAACTTATCAGCGTTCTTGACGCCGAGCACTTCAATCATCTGGCGATGCAATTGAGGGAGGTTGTATATCTGGGGTGCTTGTTGCGACATCTGCAACACTGCTTGGTACTGCACTACTCGCTGCGCCATCGTAGAGCTATTGGGATCACTTACAGGGATCACATCGACCATAGCGTAGTCGGCTTGACGCGCTGACACTTCACCTCTATTAGGTATGTAGTCGTAATCTATCGACGCTTCTTCAGCCATTATAGCCTTGAGCATCTTAAACTCTAACTTCATAGCGTAGTGTACGCGAGCTTGTACCGCTGCCATTGGTTTTAACGTGCGCTCTAGTAGCGCCAACGTAGTTCCTACAGGGGCATTAGCGGACATGTCAGATATGTTCATATCACTGATAGCACCTAAACGACGGCCTTCAGTAGTTATCTGGTTAAGTAGAGACAGCAGGGTTTGGCTAGGTTCTTTGTACGGTAGGGGCATGATGTTTTCGCGGATGCTACCTGATGGCACATCAACGTCTTTAAACTCTCCCGGTTCTATAGGAGAATCATCACCTTTGATACGTAACCCACGAGACTTCAAACCTCCCGGTAAGTTAGCTAACGTACCAGCGTCCACTAGTTGCCGTATAATCGACGTTCCTGCTTTAGCGTACCCCCCTACTATATGTATCAACCCAAGCCCGTAGAAGCCAAATCCCGGCACGTACACGTAATGTACAAAGTGCTGACGCTTCATATTTAGCATGTCTGACTCGTCCCAATTACGACGTATGGCAAGTATCTCTCCTGTGCCCCGTTCAATTGTGACTATGTAGGGTTTTGCTAGTCCGTCTTCTTCATCCACACCTTCTATATCAAGTTCAGCATGAATCTCGTAAACGGTGTACCGGTCATCGTCGGTGATGTCGTAACCACCTTCTTCGGCTTTTTTCTCTTCAATATCTGTATGGAACGGGGCTGGTTCCCCCAACTCTATACCAGAATAGAACCCACTAACTTGTAGGCGCAACATTTCATTCTTGGTCTTACGCATTACATGAGTAACACGCTCTGCCGACTCTATGTTGGACGCGCCGTATGGCACGATAACGTCTTCTGCGGGAATGTAGATCGCTACTTGTCTACCCATAGTAGGGTCAAAGTAAACCTTCTTAAACGCTGATCCCGCTAATCCTAGGCTGTATAGCATACGCTCGTGTTCAGGGCGATACTCAACCATGTTCTCTGTAAGCTCGTAGTTCATGTCTGCTTTGACACGCTCTGCGGCTTCTAACTTATCTTTAGTTTCTTTACCTAAAACCTTAACTCGTACAGGGCCAGCAGCAGGGAAAGTCTCACTCATGGTCTCTGCTTGAAAACGGATAGCTGCTTCAGCAAGCACGGTAGAATTAACACCGCAAGCGCCTTGCCAAGGACTAGTACGCTCTTCGTACTTAAACCCTAGGATATCAAGCCCTTTAACGTAGGTGTCTGCCCACTCTTTACGGCTATCTACGTCAGCGTCTACCATACCTAGTAGGTCACCTGCTAACTCGTTTAGGTAGCCTTCATCTAACGCATCTACTAGATTAGCATCGAAGTCCATGAGGTCAGATTCTTCAGCGCCCGGAATGATAGTGATCTCTACACTACCATCATCTAGAGTAACCATCTCAGGGTTAACTATTTCTATCTCTAGTTCAGATTCCTCTACGTCATCTATACCTTCTGGTGCCGCATATATACCCTTCTCAATTGCCATAGTTTAATCCCTAACTACCTGTCGGAGTTTGTCCAAGAAACTTTTTTCTTTGATATTTTCATCGTAAAAACGACTTGTCCTAAAATTATCTGGAGACATAGTATCTTTAAAGGCGGGGTCTTCTCCAGCCTCCTCTGCTTTCTTTTTATTCTTATCGCCACGCGTAACTGCATCGTGCGTCATATTTTGTGTTGCGTGGTGATCTAAAAAAAATCTGGCTCCCTTAACTAATTCCTCAAGTGGGGTATCTGGGTCTTCTGCCAATTCAGCAATCTCAGAAGCGCGAGTATGATACTTCTTATTCCACTCTGCGTTTTTAAAACCAAAAGCTGTAAATTGTAACTCTTTCCTAAGTTCTCTCTCGTTCTCGACCCCCATCAAGTCTTGAATTGTATTGAGGTACTCCGCTGAATCCGCGTTCGTGCCATATGAGCGCCTTGTGGGGCCTGTATTTCCGGGGGGTAACCCTTCTAAACCTTGTCTATGCCTGTACTCGTGGGCTATAGTCGTAAGGTTATTACCTAATCCATAAGTATTAACTGTATCTGGCTCTGCTGGAAGAGAATAATCCCCATACCTAGTGCGTACTGTCCTGCTACGACCTTCTGGATTATTGGGGGTTATGTAAGTCCCCGCAGAAGTCAAATTCATACTTTTTCCGGGTATATCGTAATCATGGTGCCTAAACCTGCTCGGGTCTACAGGATCAGCCCCTTCTGGCATACGGTCTTGTACTGCCGTTTGGAACTCCGCGTCTCCTAGTTGTAGAGAAGCCAAAAAATCTTGTTGTTGTTTCGGAGACATCTTAGCCGCAGCTTTGGTTAACACCCCGCGCCCTGCTGGAGACGCTTTACTTATATGCGCTTTTAGCTCTTCTATTATCGGCATTCTGTAACCTCTTAATAAAACCCGCTGCCGCGATGTTTAAAGTATTTGATTTCTTCTGGCTCATCAGTAGGTAAGCGTATGAATCCACCTTGCCTGAACCGCATAAGTGCCATCACCGTTGAGTCCACTAAGTCATCGTGACTCATGAAAGGAAACCCAGCGATCTCTTCTACTACTTCCTCTGCCCATCTAGTAGGAGGCACCCAGCATATACCTGATGCTACAATATCTGCAACAGAATTAAGGCGCGCTAGTTTATCACCGGACCCTCGATGGGGCGTATACTCAGACACTGGTAACCCCATACGCCGCATTTCTTGGTACAGTGCAGTGCCCGCGCTTTTCTTCTCCACGATAAACGCATCTGGCTCCCACTCAGCATACTCTTCCATTGCTAGTTGTTTTAGCTCGGGAAACTCCATACGTTTCTTAATACTGTTCATAAGTATTATATT